TTGCAATTATAGACCAATATAAGACAGATTCAGGTAGCCAAGTCTTTAACGGGAATGGTACTACTACTCCTGTTTCATCTCCTTTTACTATTCCACGCTATAATACAATAACTGTTTCATATACAAATGGTGCCACAGGAGGAACAGGAGTAGCAGGTAGTATTGGTACAGCAGGATCGCCGGGAGCGACTGGTAGCACTGGTAGCACTGGTTCAGCAGGTACACCTGCAGGATCACCAGGTGGTGCTGGTGGTGCTGGTAGTCCTGGCGCCGCAGGAGCTCCAGGAGGTGCAGCTCCTTCATCATGGCCAGGTAGTGCAGGTTCTGCAGGTTCACCAGGTGGTACTTCAAGTTTTAATGGGGGAACAACTACAACATTTACTCGAGGAACACCTGGTGCACCAAATGTTGGTAGTTCTGTAACTGTAACAGCTGGTGCTCGTGGTGCAGGTGGAGCAGGCGGTGCAGGGGGTCCTGGCGGAACTGGTGGTGCTAACGGAGCTGGTGGTGCAGGTGGAGTAGGTGGAACAGGGGGAGCTGGATCTCCAGGATCTCCTGCTACAGAAGGTAAGGATCCTTTTCCACAAATTCCTGGTACGAATGGTGGTCCTGGTGGAACTGGTGGTCGAGGAGGAAATGGAAATGGCGGCGGACCAGGAGGCCCTGGTGGAGCGGGCGGTGCTGGTGGTCTTAGCGCAAGCCCAGGATCTACTGGTGCTACTGGAGCTGCAGGAACACCAACAGGTGGGTCAGGAGCTAATGGACCATCAGGCTCACCAGGTAGTTCAGGACCTAATGGAGCCTCGGATGGATCAGTTACTGTAACGTGGAGCTAATTTAAAACAAACGGAGATTATATTATGAGTTTTTTACTAAAAGATGAACCTTTTGAAGCTTTTGCAACTATTCGTGATGCTTTCTTACCACACGAGATTGATGCAATTCGAAAAATGATTGAAGACCATTCTGAAGAAAAAACAAAAGCTAAAGTAGGTAGTGGTGAGGGCGTTGGTATCGAGAATAAAGAAATTCGAGATTCTTATATCAAATGGTTACATTATAATTCTGAATATCATTGGATTTATTGTAAGTTAGCTAATGTTGTCAATGAATGGAATCCTAAATTTTTTGGAATGGAATTAAGGGAAACAGAAAGTATTCAACTTACTGAATATGATTCTGAATATAAAGGTTTTTATGGGCAGCATGCTGATTGTTCATATGGGTCCAGTAGTAATAAATATCGAAAATTGAGTGTTACAATGCAACTTTCTGATCCAAAAGATTATGAAGGGGGTAATTTACAATTATATACCCACGGGTTTGATTCTCCTGTAACTGCTTGTAAAGAAAAGGGAGCAATAACCCTTTTCAGGTCACATATTGTTCATGAAGTAATGCCTGTCACTAAAGGTAAGAGGTACTCATTTGTTACATGGGTTTTAGGCCCTCTCTTCAAGTAAGTCCTAACATAAATATATAAAATCACATTATAGGAGTTTGTCATGTTAACTTTAATCATCGGCGGCGTCATCGGAGTAGTAATTCTTGGATGGGTATATCACAAATATACTACTCAAACACAGAAGGTTCTTGATGAAGCAGCAACCTGGACCAATGAAGAAATCGACAAAGTAAAGGGTCTTACATCCCCAACTTCTGCAAATACTGCAAATACCAAGTAAGAAGAAACTAGAATAGAGCATTTGGGGCTGCGATGCATAAATACCATCGCAGCCCTTTTTTATAGGATTTTAATATGGCTATACCCACCGATAGAGCTTCTTTCACCAAATATTGCCTTCAGCAGTTAGGGGCACCGGTCATAGAAATAAACGTAGATGTTGACCAGGTAGATAATCGAGTAGATGAAGCCCTTTCTTGGTGGTGGGATTATCATTTTGAAGGTAGCGAAAAAACCTACTACAAATATCCAATTACCGACACTGATCGAGCTAACAAATACATCACTCTTCCTGACAATATCATCGGAGCAGTGAGTGTTTTTGACATCGGTACCGATGTTGGTACCAATAACATCTTTGGTGTTAGGTATCAATTTTCTCTGAATGATCTTTATAGTATCAACGCAGCTCAAAGTGTTGTTCCTTACTATATGACAATGGAATACCTTCAGCTCCTTGAACAAATTCTTGTAGGAAAGATGCCTATCAGATTCAATCGTCATGATAGCAGACTCTATATTGATGGTGATTGGAATAGATTTTCAGGATCTCAATTCTTCTTAGTAGAAGCATATCAAGTTGTGGATCCTAACACTTTCACTAAAGCATGGAATGATCGTTGGCTTAAGAGATATGCAACTGCACTTATCAAAAAGCAATGGGGTAATAACCTTAAGAAGTATGGTGGCATGCAGATGCCTGGAGGAATTACATTTAACGGGCAACAAATATATGATGAAGCAGCTGCAGAAATTGAAGAAATCGAACACGAAGTTATTAATAGTTATAGTTTTCCAGTGGTCGACATGATTGGCTAACCATGACACATGTATATTGGATTCATTTAAAAGAACATACACTGGAAGAAGGATATATTGGGGTTTCAAATAATGCTACCCAAAGATATTCTGATCATTGCTACCTTATTGAAAATGAAAAACATGAAAATATCCACTTAACTAGAGCTTTTAAAAAATATAAAAAAGAAATTATATTTACAATATTAGCTGAAGGTCCTGAATTGTATTGTTATGAAATAGAAATAAAATTAAGACCTATTAAGAATATAGGTTGGAATATTGCTGAAGGAGATCATAAACCTCCTCTGTCACATAATTCTCCTTGGTTAGGAAAAAAACAATCAGCTGAGATGATAGCAAAAAGGGTCTTTTCTCATAAAAAAACAATGAATGAAAAATATGGTGTTGATAATCCAAGTCAACTTTCTTGGGTTAGTGAAAAGAAAAAATTAGTCAAAAGGCCAGATGTAGTTGAACGTAATAAAATACTTAAGGCTGGATCGAGACCTTTTGGTGCTAAAATAGAGAAAGCCGTTGCAGCATGATCTCCGTAACTTCCTTATATTTTCAAAATTATAAAAACAGTAATGAACAAGAACTCCTTGATGATCTTGTTGTAGAATCTGTCTCAATTTACGGCATTGATGTTTACTATGTAGCGCGTGATCTTAATAATTTTGATATCATCTATGGTGAAGATGATAGTAGCTCATACTCGAAAACATGGCAAGTCGCAGTCTACTTAAAAGATGTTTTTGGATATTCTGGTGATAAACAATTAATGTCTAAATTAGCTGGTTTAGAAATTCGAGATCAAATTGTCCTATCCATGCCTAATCGATCATTTGAAAAAGAAATTCAAAGAGAAGTAGGATATGCAAGGCCCCATGAAGGTGATTTGATATATTTTCCTTTCAATCAAACTATTTTTCAAATTAAATTTGTAAATCAAAATGAAATGTTCTTTCAGTTAGGTACAATTCATTCTTGGGAACTTACTTGTGAATTGTTCGAATATTCCGCTGAAAAATTTGATACAGGTATTCCTCAAATTGATGCTCTTCAAAAAGGATCTTCAGCTAACTTATTTGATTGGGCACTTAGAGCCGATGACGGAACACCACTTACGACTGAAGCGGGTGATTATCTATTAACAGATAATTATAACTTAGCTGTAATAAACATCATTGCTGATAATGCAGAAATTAATAAAGAATCTGACACTTTCTTGGATTGGACAGAAGACGATCCATTTAATGATGAAACAGATATGAGGGTATAATGTTTGGGGGAGAAACCTTTTATTTTGGAATAGTTAAAAAGATGGTAGCTGTTTTTGGTGCTATTTTTAGTGATATTTCCATTAAGAGAACTGATGCAGCAGGTGATGAAACTGCACTCATGAAAATACCACTTATGTACAGTGCTAAAGATAAAATGATAACTATTGTTCGTTCAGATCCCAACCTTAATAGACCATATTCTACAACACTTCCTCGTATGTCATTCGAAATTGTAGATATTGTACCTGATAGGAGTCGATCCCTTCCAGTTCTTGAACGTAAAGTAAAAGAAAATAATCCTAAAGATCCAAATAAACTTAAGTATCAGTATGCAGCTATTCCATATGATATAAAATTTGCACTTTATGTATATACAAAAAATCAGGAAGATGCCCCAAAGATTGTAGAGCAGATTCTACCATTCTTCAGACCTGACTGGACCCCACAAGTTATTCTTGTTCCAGAAATGAATGAAACACGAGATGTTCCTTTTATTCTAGACAACATAAGTATTAGTGATGATGACTATGGTGATCCTGCAGCAAGAAGAATCTTAGTATATCAGCTTAATTTTACTTGCAAGACATATTTTTATGGTCCTGTAAACAACAAACCCATCATTAAGTTTATAGATGTTAAAGCATCTTTGGGTGTTCCTCCTACAGCTAATGTAGATATACAAACTGATGAAGAACTCACCCTTCAACCTGGTTTAACAGCCAATGGCACACCCACGTCAAATGTGGCACTTTCAGTACCTTATTTGACAATAAATATATCTGATGATTATGGATATGCCTTTACTAACACGGATGATATATGATAAATGATTTAGTTGAAACAATGTTAAATAATGCTTTGGCTCCTAGTCAAGGAAAAGTAAATGAAGATTTTGAACTTGTAAGGCGAAATCTTATCGATGAAATTACAGAAATAAATAGCACAATTGTACAGGTCCGACAATTAGCTGACCAATCTCAAGCGCCCAGATTTTATGAAATTTTAGGTAATCTTTATAAAACGGCTGCTGATATTAATGGACAATTACTAGATGCTCAAAAGAAAATAGCGGACCTTAACAAACAAGAGGGTAATAAACCCCCTACTCAGCATGTAACCAATAATTTGATTATGACAACTGAGGAATTAAGAAGGTTAATCGCCAATGATCACGCCTCTAGCCACGCCTAATATTGCCTCAGGACAAGAAGTTGTTTATCAAGATCTTCGTTACTACTTAGGTAACCCACTTCTTAAACGTCCTGGTATTAAAATTGAATGGACTGTTGAAACAGCTCAAGAATATGCACGATGCAAAGCTGATCCTATATACTTCATTGAACGTTGGATGAAAATTGTCCATGTTGATGAAGGACTTATTCCATTCATCCTTCGTGATTATCAGAAAGAAATTTGTCTTTCTATTCATAATTTTCGACACACCATCATTACAACTGCTCGGCAGGCTGGTAAATCTACCATCATGATAGGATATATCTTGTGGTATATTCTTTTCAGTGAACATAAACTTGTTGCCCTTCTTGCTAACAAGGGTGAAACTGCTAGAGAAATTTTGGGTAAGTTGCAACTTGCTTATCAACACCTTCCAAAATGGCTTCAATCAGGTGTTATAGAATGGCGTGCAGGTGCTATAGAACTTGAAAATGGGTGCCGTTGTATTGCAGAAGCAACTTCCTCTGATGCTGTTCGTGGTTATACTATCAACCTCCTTGTTTTAGATGAGGCAGCTCACATTGAAAATTGGGTAACTTTCTCTACATCAGTTTTGCCTACAGTTACATCAGGTAAGACAACCAAAATTGTTCAAATTAGCACACCTAACGGTCTTAATCACTTTTATGCTACATGGGAAAATGCTCATCAAAAACGAAATGATTATAACCCAATCATAGTTCCATGGCAGCGTGTCCCGGGACGTGATGAAGCATGGAAACAAGCTGCGCTTGCTGACCTTAACTTCGACCTTGATAAATTCGCTCAAGAATATGAATGTGAATTTATGGGTTCATCTGGTACATTGATTGCAGGTTGGAAATTAAAAGAACTTGTTCAGCAGATACCCCTTTTCTCTAGAGATGGAATGCGAAAGTATAAAGATCCACAGAAGGGTCATATGTATGCCCTAACCGTTGATTGTTCGGAAGGAAAAGGCCTAGATCACTCGGCTTTCAATGTTATTGACATATCTCAGATGCCTTTTCAACAAGTACTTGCATATAATAACAATTTAGTATCACCTCCTGAATATGCTCAAATCGTTCATACTGCTGCTAAAACTTATAACAATGCAGCAGTTTTAGTCGAACATGAGTCGATGGGCCCTGAAGTGGCAAGCATCATTCAAAATGATCTTGAATACGAAAATCTTCTTTCAACCGAATCTGCTGGTGCTAGAGGAAAAAGAATCGCTACAGGTTCAGGAAAGATGGTGGATAACGGTGTCAAGATGACAATCGCTGTCAAAGCTACAGGATGTTCTATCCTTAAACTTTTGATAGAACAAAATCAGCTAATTATTAATGATGAACCAGCCATTAAAGAATTAAAGACCTTTTCTAGAGATGGTAAATCTTATTGTGCTGAAGAAGGAAAGAATGACGATTTGGTAATGAGCTTAGTAGTTTTTGCTTGGCTTTCTAATCAGTCATTTTTTAAAGATTTGACTGATATTAACACTATGGCATCTTTGAGAGAGAAAACTGAAGACCAAATTGATGCAGAAATGATACCTTTTGGGTTTGTTGATGATCATAGACCTATTATGGCTACAATCCCTGATCCATTTTATAATTGGGCCTTTGCACCAGAAGAGGAGACGCTAGCCAATTTTTAAACCCACAAATTCTATAAATATTTACAAGAAATTATTTCGTTATAAAATTCAGGAGTTTTAAAAAATGGCATTCCCTGTATCTCCCGCAGTTGTAGTACGTGAGTTCGACCTTACTACTGTTATCCCTGCAGTCGCCCTTACTCCTGCTGCTATTGCCGGTGTTTTTTATTGGGGTCCCCTTTCACAGATAACAAAAATTCAGGCAGAACCAGAACTTCGTCAGCGTTTTGGTGAACCAGGTAACCTTAATGGTGAAACTTGGTTCTCAGCATCAAACTTCCTTGCTTACGGTGGAAATCTTCTTGTTGTTCGTTCAGGTGATACAACCGGTGCGAATGGCGAAGTATTCGTAGCTTCAAACACAGGTAACAACCAATTCCTTAGCACCATCACAACTGGTGTCACTAACGGTATGGTTTTGTTCTTCTCAAACAACATAGCAGCAATCAACCCAGCTTCAAACGGAGGTGTTATCGTCACCTCCGTTAACTCATCTGTAATTGTTCTTAGTTCTCCTGCAAATTCATCGACTGCAAACGTCGATTTGTTCTTCCGTGACAATAAGGTTTATACTGCTGTAGCACAAGAAACACAAACTCCTCGTATTGCTTGGTCAGGTCAAATTGTTCAGAATGGTTCTGATTATCTTACCAAGGATGGTACATTCGATTCTTCAGTTCAGTGGGTTGCACGATATCCTGGTACCTATGGTAATGGCCTTCGTATTTCAGTTTGTGACTCGAGTGCAGAGTGGAATACAAACACTGCACTTATATCCAACACAACTTATCAGAATGTAACTTCAACAGGTTTGACCACAATTGCTGGTTCTAACGTCATGACCTTTACCTTTGCGCCTGCAAACACAGGTAACGCAGCGATGGTAACCTCTGCTAACACTCAGGGTGGCCTTGTTCAAGCACTTGTTGCAAACGGTGATCTTATTCAGGTTGGTAACGTTTCAGTTGGTTTCCAGATGATGAAGGTTACTTCAGTCAGTATTCTTGGATCAACTTCAAACGTATTCACATTCACTGTCAATACAGATCAAGCGGTCAACATTGTTGCCAACACATATTCTAACACCATGGTTAAGTATTGGGAATTTGCAAACCTTATTAATAAACCACCAGGTCAATCGAATTGGCAGCGTACCTTTGGTAACACTGCAGCAGCCGATGAACTTCACTTAGTTGTTGTAGATCAAACAGGTATCTTCTCAGGTACTCCAGGAGCAGTTCTAGAATCTTATGTAGCTCTTTCAAGATCTTCAGATTCTATTCTTGAAGGTGGACAATCTAACTGGTATAAGACAGTTGTTAATGCACAATCTCCATATGTTCGTTGGGCATCTGATCGTATCACTGCTACTTCAAACACTGGTGCATTTTTGGTTAACTCTTCAGCTACTCGCGCATACAGCGTTCAGTTTTATGGCGGTGGTGACGGTCTTAACGAGTCGACTGTTCCAATCTCTGTTGTTACAAATGGATATGATTACTTTAATGATCCTGTCAACGTAGACGTTGGGTTGATTATCACTGGTAAAGCACGTGGTATTCCTCTTAACTCTAATTCACAACTTGCAACATATCTTATCAATACAATCGCAGAATCTCGTAAAGATTGCGTAGTATTCTGTTCACCAGATTACGGTATGGTTGTTAATAACAAGGGTAGTGAAGCAAGCGCAATCGTCACAATGAGAAACGCAATGCCTTCATCCTCTTATGGATTTATGGATAGCGGATACAAGCTTCAGTATGACAAATACAATAATGTCTATCGATGGATTCCTCTAAATGGTGACATCGCAGGTCTTGCTACTCAAACTGATGCTACCAATGACCCATGGTGGTCATTTGCAGGTTTCAATCGTGGTAACATCAAGAATGTAACTAAGCTTGCTTGGAATCCTAAGCAAGGTGATCGTGATACACTATATGCTGCAGACGTCAACTCTGTAGCAACCTTCCCAGGTCTTGGTACAGTGTTGTTTGGAGATCATACTCTTCTTGACAAGCCATCTGCATTCAACAGAATCAATGTTCGTCGTCTATTCATTGTTCTTGAAAAGGCAATCGCTACAGCAGCGAAGTTTACCCTATTCGAGTTCAACGATGACTTCACTCGTAGTCAATTCCGAGCTATGATCAAGCCATTCTTAGCAGATGTTAAGTCTCGACGCGGTTTGACAGATTTCTTGGTTGTTTGTGATGCAACAAACAACACCCCACAAGTAGTTGTCAGCAACCAGTTCAAGGCAGCGATCTATATCAAGCCAAACTACTCGATCAATTGGGTTATTCTTGACTTTGTTGCCGTTCCTCCAACTCTTCAATTTTCTGAAGTCATTGGAAACTACGGCGGATAATCGTCATAAATAACTATATCAAATAGGAGTGTTATAATAATGGCTTTTAATGTCAATGATTTTAAATCAAATGGTCTAGTAGATCAAGGTGCTCGACCAGCACTCTTTGGTGTCCGTATTCCAGCGTTACCAGTAGATACTGATGACACTGCTATCCAACAACTAGAATTCATGGTAACAGCAGCTTCACTTCCTCCTTTCATGGTGGATCCAATTGAAGTTCCTTATTTTGGTCGTAGGATCAAGGTTCCTGGGGAGCGTACTTTCCAAAATTGGCAAGTTACGGTCTATAATGACGAAGATTTCTCCCTTAGAAACATGTTCGAATCTTGGTCCAACAAAATGAACTCGCTTGTATCTAATCGATACATCAGTTCACAGAATGATCTTCAAGACTACAAAGTAAACGGCATGCTTGTATTCCAGTATGGAAAAGCAGGTCCAGGCCCAGGTAGTGCTATCGGTGCTTCTGGTGACACCGGTATTATTCGTGGTTACGAATTTCATGGTGTTTGGCCTACTCAAGTTGATGCAATTCAGCTTGATTGGGGTCGTACTAACCAAATTGAAACATTTGATGTTACTTTCTGTATTGACTATTTCCACCCAGCACTTGAATACTCCGGTAAGGTCTATAAATTTGATCAAGACGGAGTCTCAGCCGTAGCAGAGACCAACGGTACTTCTGCTTAATCTTTGAGGTATTAATATTATGGGATTTCTAAGCGAAGCAACAGAGTTCCTTCGCGAAGGTCAGGAACTTTTTGGATGGGCGTTTCAACGTCAACAACCTGATGTAGAACGACCCTCTTTCACACCAAGAGAAGAAGGCGATGGAGCACTTACAGTTGCTCCTGCTGGTGCTTATGGAACATACCTTGACCTTAATGGTACTGTTAGAACAGAAGCAGAATTAATCACTCGATATCGCGATATGACACTGCAGCCTGAATGTGATGCTGCAATCGATGAAATTGTGAACGAATCCATTGCTATTGATGAAGAAGAACCTGTAAAGATTGTTCTTGATGACCTTAATCAACCAGCAGTTGTAAAAAAACAAATTGAAGCTGCATTTGGAAATGTACTTCAACTTTATAATTTCAAACAAACAGGATATGATCTTTTCAAGCGATGGTATATCGATGGACGTCTTTACTTTCATGTTATCATTGACCCTGCTAATCCTTCTGAAGGCATTCAAGAACTTCGTTATATCGATCCGCGTAAAATTCGAAAAGTCCGAGAAGTCGTAAAAAAGAGAGTTCGTGGTGGAGCTGATGCAGTAGCAGGTGATGCTGTTATTACTCAGGTTGTCAATGAATACTACATTTACACCGACAAAGGTTTTGGTATCACTAATAAGGTATCAGGTCCTCAATCAACTTCAGGTCTTAAGATTGCTAAAGATGCTATTATCTATGTTACATCAGGAATTACTGATGCTTTAGGTAGCATGGTCCTTTCCTACCTTCACAAAGCTATCAAGCCACTCAATCAGCTTCGAATGCTTGAAGATGCTTCAATCATCTATCGTTTGAGCCGTGCTCCAGAACGTCGAGTTTGGTATATCGATATCGGTAACCTTCCTAAGATGAAGGCAGAGCAATACGTTCGAGATATCATGATCAAGCACAAGAATCGTTTGATTTATGACTCTTCTACAGGTAACCTTGTAGATGATCGTAAAATGATGACAATGCTTGAGGATTATTGGCTACCACAGCGTGATGGTAAAGGAACTAAGGTAGATACCCTTCCACCTGGTACTAATTTCAATCAGATCGATGATATCTTCTTCTTTCAGAAGAAACTTTACAACTCCCTTAATGTTCCTGTTAATCGTATCAATGCAGAAGATGATGCTGTAGAAGTGGTAGCTACTGCTATTAGCCGTGCAGAAATCAAGTTTGGAAAATTCATCAAGCGTCTTCAGACTAGATTTGCTCATATATTTACTAAGGCTCTAGAACGTCAATTAGTACTTAAGAAGGTAATGTCACTAGAGGATTTCAACAGAATCTCTCGTAACTTCCTTTATGAGTTCGCTGCTGATAACGAATTCCTTGAAATGAAGGAAAATCAAATATTGACAGCTAGAACCCAACTTGTTATGGGTATGATACCACTTATTGGTCGGTTCTATTCTAACCTTTGGGTTCGAAAGAATATTCTACATCAGACAGATGAAGATATTGAAGAAATTGATGATGAAATTGCAGAGGAAACAATGGATCCACAGTATAATGCTGGTGGTGAAATGGGTCCTGGTGCTCAAGGTATGATGGTTGATACATCAGCAGTTCAGGGCGGTGGTGCCGGGGGACCTGCGCAAGCTCCGGGTGCCCAACCAAACGGAAAAGATCAAGGACCGCCACCTACCCCTGAAGAAAAGCAAAAGAAAGGGGCTGTGAAGAGTACTGCAAAAGCGCTCTCGAAAGGCACCTAAAACTATAAATATTTGAAAGGAAAACAAATTATGGCAATAGATACAATGGAACTTATGAATGCAGTATTTGCTGCACGTCCCGTAGATTTTGATAACGGTATGTCTGACCAAATTCAAGATAAAGTTACCCAACTAGTAGCTGATAAAAAATTAGAAGTCGCAAAAACATTTTTCACACCAGCCGATGCAACCGTAGAGATCAGTGATGAAGAACCTGATGAAACTCTTGATCCGCAAGATGATAGTATTGAAGACGATAGTGAAGCGCCTGTACAGGATGATGACGAAACCGCCTAATAAAGAAAGATATTAATATGATTAAGCCTCTTCGTACTATTATTCCTAATCAAAAAGGTTTAACACCTCGTGATGGTAAGGAAAAGGAATTTGCTGCCATTCATAA